GCTCATATGTACTCCAAGGTGGGTGGGGTACTCACGTTCGTCCGGCATTTCTGCCTCGCTTTCCCCCGATTCAATCAGTCATCGAAATCAATGTCAGCGATGTCTAAATCATCTGTCACGATCTCAGGCTCAACTTTCTTCTCAACCTTGGGCTTGGCTGTGGCCTTTGGTTCTGCCTTCGGTTTGGCCGCGACGGGCTCGGGTGCTTCCTCGGCGGGCGCTGTTTCTTTCACATCGGCTTCAGCCAACTGCTCATGTACGACACCCAAGTTACCGCCAACAATATCTTGCACTGTATCGGTGGCCGCAATCTCTTTGACTGCTTGGTATGTCGGGTCATCAAGCAAACCAACGGGTTTGAACGCCAGCTTTGGAGACTCGGCTTCCATGTCAAAGCTAATCTTTGTAAGCACTTGGTCGTAGTCTGCACCACGGTTGTCCAAGAACTTCACGTACTCTGACAGAGGCTTGAGCGACGCGGGTGGGATACGCAAAAGCATGGGCTCGTTCAACTGGTCCACAGCAGCGATAGCCAAACGCTTGGTGTCTGCGCATGCCTTGCCCTTGCCTTGACGGGCAGAACCGAACTGATTGTGGGCACACGTGGCGCACTTCTTTGACTGTGGGTTGGTCGCATCAGACGCTGGAGCATTGCCATCATTTGTGTAGCAGTCAGGCTTTTGCTTCTCGCTTGACTCAGGGTCGTAGCCTTTCATGTAGAACACTTTGGCAAAGCCGGCGTTGCCCTTGATGATCACAGCGTCGATACTTGTGGCGGGGCTCTCAGGGTCTTTGGGGTTTGGCAGAACTTTGCGTTCACCGCCTTTGACCACAGCAAACACTTTGCCTTTAATGGAGATGACTGGGAAACTACTGCCTGTGGAGATCAGGTCAGCGTTCATGCCGGGGGTACGCTTTTTAAAGTGGGCTGGTACGTTGCCACTGTCAAATGGGATGATTTGCATTTTGTTTCCTTAGGGTTAATTAAGATGCGCGAACATTAACAGTACGTGTCACACTGAGGTTGATCCCCGGTGGCAAGTCACCATCGCTCGCTTCTTGGAACTGCTTGATAGCAGTAGCGGACGCACGAATTTCCGTGAGGCTCCATTCATCGTTGGTCTTCACGTAGTCCATGAACACATCACGGTCAGCAATACTGGCCGTCGTCCGTGTCGATGTGTAAGCAGTGCCGAACTCGGTTTTAATTGAATCCGTTCCTGTCGTGTTAAATACTTCCAGCAGTTTAGCCTCTAATTTGTCCATCTTTTCTTGGATGGGCGCAACTGCATCTTGATACTCGGCTTTCATCTTGGCTTTTTGATCGCGCAATTTGACGTATAAGCCGACTGCCTCTGATAGTTTCATGTTGTTTCCTTAGGGGGTATTAAATCTACGCGCTTGTGCGCGCTTTGTAAATAGGGGTGAACCCTATTCGGGTCGATCTTTCATCATTTCAAGCAAGATACCCTGCATGGATTGTTTGTCCTGCAAGCGCTTATACACGCGCCGTTCGACATCAGAGCCTGCGATGTGGGCAATCACTGTTGTCTTGGTCTGTCCGGGGCGTCTTACACGCGCACATGCTTGTTCGTAAATCTCATTGCTGTGTACGGGGGCGTACCAAACAATGGTCGTAGCGGCTGTTAGTGTCAAGCCATGACTCATGGTCGCAGCGTTAGCCACAAGCACACGAGGGTCGTCAGTTTTCTGAAAGGACGAGAAGATCAAGTCACGCTCAGATTTGCTGGTATCACCATGGACAATTGCCACAGTCCAGTCTTTTGATAATTCTTTTGCAACGGTTTCAAGTGCGGCTGTTAGTGGCACAAACACAATGACTTTGCCGTTTGATTCGTCAATCAACTCCTTGAGCGCATCCATGCGTGGCTTAGATGGTATGACTACCTCGTCGCCATTGGTGCCGTATGCAACACCGCATGCAATTTGAATGAGCTTGTTGGCCTTGACTGCTTCGTTCACCGCAAGGATTTGTCCTCCGGCGTACTCGGTGGCGAGCTTGCTCAGCATGTCTTTGTATGCTTTCTTTTGCTCGTCGGTCATCTCTACATCACGGGTTAAAAATACCTGTTCAGGTAAATCAACGCAGTCGTCCAGTGAGTATCGAATCGATGGCTGCATCATCTGATATACCGTGTCATTGGCGTCAGGTCGTGCAATCCATTTGTATTGTGTCAGTTGTCTCATAACGAGATCGCGGAACTTACCAAAGTATTTAGGCAAGTCGTGGTTGTCAGGCGTGATGAGTTTGCATTGTGCCCATGCGTCTGTCGGTGCGTTAGGCGTAGGTGAGCCTGTCATGCCCCATACTCGACGTGGGAATTGTTTGTTACAAATCTCGTTCAGTGTCTTCCAACGTTCAGTGCTTGAGTTACGGGCCAGCGCCAGTTCGTCAATCACAATCAGGTCAATGTCATCTCGGGCTTTGAGTTCGTCCTTGATGATGGCGAGGCCGTCTATGTTGATGATATACACATCAGACGGTTGCTTGAGTAATTTAGTCCTGCGATCCCTGTTACCGTATAGCACTGTGGCTGTAAGGTGAGGAAAGGTTTGGAATACTGAATCACCCCATGTACGCTCCATGGTAGAGAGCGGACACACGACGAGCATGCGCTTGACTTGCTTTGTTCTACGCAGATAGTCATAAGACCACAACGCAGAATTAGTCTTTCCAGTTCCCATGTCGTTAAGGCAGAACGCTCTACTGTGCATGGACAAGAAACTTGCGGTCTCTCGCTGTGCTTCAAATGGATCGTACTTGCCGGATACCTTAGGCCATGCATAATGAATGGGCATCGGGTCAGGGACTTCAAAACCTAAGTTTCTCAGAACCCTTGTTTCATCAGGTCTGTGAGGGACTGCCACTACTTTTCCGCCTTGGTAGCTAACTGTGATGGCAGAGGGGATGACTGTGGTTACACGCTCAGGATGTTTGAGCTTCAGTAGCACAGCTTTCTTTTCTTTATGTATCAACATGATAGTTTCATTGCGACGAGTAGGGCGAGTATTTTTTCTTCTGTTACTGGCATGGATATATCCATTTTGTGCCATGTGCGTTCATGCAGGGAGAACTTTTCCGTCGTCCATCCGATGGTCACATCTCCCGATGCCACGTTAAATGCGTGGTCTACTGCACGTACGTTCTCAGGTATGGGATAGCCAAATACAGTTGCTTGTGTTTTGCTGCTACTAAAGTGCGGCATCCCATTCGACCATCTTGGATAGTCATTTATCCGGGTTGTAACTGCCACTGCCTCTCCTCCAACCGCGATTGGTTTTTTGGTCTTGCATCTGTGTGTTTCCTTTCGTGTTAGCGCCACCGTTCTCCAGTGACTTTTTATGAGCAACGTCTTTACCGTCGCCGACCTTCGCCTTGCCATCTTTGATGGCTTCACGCCTTGCAGCGTTGTTCTTCACACGCTTGGCCACCTCTTCGGGGCGAGCGTTGTATTTTGCTTGGTATGCTAATTTTTGTTTAGATGATGTAGCCATCATGCTCTCCATGCGATGTTGTCTAAGAATTCATGCAGTTGTTTCACATCGTCCACTACGACTGAATGTCCACCGTGGCTGATAATCTCGGCTAACACGCGGTCTTGGTTAGCTGTCGTATCTTTGCGCTTGCCGGGGGCTTTGGTTTCTATTCCTAAAAACCGTCCGTTCCAGCAGCAGATAAAGTCAGGGATTCCCACTTGCCCCATGCCATTTTGCATGGGCTGGTAGTACCAAATATTACGCGCTTTCAGCGCCTTGCGCACGGCATCTTTCACCTTGCCTTCGGGGGTCATAACTTGGATCGCTTCCCATTAAAACTACATGTGATGACAGGACACCACGCCTTACACAGACCGGATGATCGTGCAGGCCATTCATCTTTGTCGTATGCGCGCTCAAGCCGCATTGCTCGTGGCAGTAAGCCTTGCCATACATCAGCGAGTTCACTGCGCATGACTTTCTTTTTATCTAACTTTTTTTCCTTAAGCCACACGAATACGGTTGTAACTTCTTGCACCTCAGGATAGTAGTGAAATACATAGGCTGCGTACAGATCAAGTTGCTCGGAGGGCTTACGCTTTCCGGTCTTGTAATCCATGACGACTGCCTTCTTGCCGTTGATAACAACTAAGTCAGCAATGCCTCTGCTCCACGCTTCCTTCCAGTCAGCCGGCTGAAAGTTTTTGTCGATGGCAAATTTAAGTTCGGGGTGTTTCTTCCCACCAAGCCGGGCAATCTTGTCAGCGATGGGTTGCCACTGCGTCATGCCTTCCGGTAGCAGTTCTCCATGGAGAATGAAGTTTTCAAACGCCGTATGTACTTTGGTGCCCCATACAGTGTGTTCTGTAGGCGGCTCTACTACGTCCCGGACCACCTTTAAGTGATAGAACTTGCGCGGACAAGACTCAAATGAATCAAGTTGGCTGTACGTCCATGCAGGCATCATATGTTTCCAATGCTGTTACGCCCCAACTCGTAATGTGGTCGGGGTCGAACTACCAATATATAGGTGTGTATGTGGTTTGTCAACCCCGTGTTTCTACTTAGCTTCGCCGTAGCAATCTGCGACGTCACCTTCAGACCACGTGACCAACTCAGGCCACCATGCGGGCGGTGTGCGCATGATGCTCTGCAATTCTTTCAGCAGCGTGTCAGCGTAGTTCTCAGGCACTACATAAACAAGCTCGTCGTGCACCATGAGTGCTGGCGACATTTGCGTGCGTTTACGAAACTCAAGAGCGTTACCCGCAATCACATCACGTGCAAGGGCTTGCACCAAATTCTCCACACCCTTTCCGGCGTAGATGCGTGCTTTATGGCGCCCGGCACCATACCACCATTCGTGCTTACCGTTCTCAACTTCTTTGCGTAGGTCAGGGTAGTAGATGCGCCGGCCTGACGGCAGTCTGACAGCGTTGTGTTCTGTGATGCACATCCCCCATGGATCGATGGCGGTCTCATTGCCCTGTTTGATATCAATGATGCTCTTTTGGAATGCTTTCCATCCGTCCACAATATCAGAGTACTGCTCACGCCAGTCAGTCACGATGCTCAATGACTCTTCATCTGTAAGCTCCAAGCCACCCATGAGTTTGGCAACACGTTTGAATGTCGGCGCGCCAGCCCCAAAGCCTAGACCTAACTGAGCGACCTTGGCCAGTTGTCGTTGGTCTTTGGTGACTTCTTCCGGCGTCACGTTGTACCTTGCAGCAGCAAACGCTCTGTACAAGTCAGCCTCGGCGTCGCTCGCATACAGCTCCATGGATGACGGCACTTTCCACAGGTAGTGGTTTACCCTTAGCTCGATGCCTGACAAGTCAGCCACGATGACTTTGTATCCCTTGGGGGCTCGCAGGCTCATGCGCAGTGCGTCCGATGGCTTAGGGTTTTTACCTATACGGGGCAGGTTCTGCATGTTGTACTGCTCACCTGACCAACGACCTGTTGTATCCGCACCACAGTATCTGAGAGGCACGGGTAACTTGCCATTGCATGCGTCAGCGGCTCGGATAAACGCCTCAAGCCTTGTCTCCAGCAGGGTGGACTTAACTTCAAGCCTAGCCCTTGCAGCCGCAGCAACGATTGGGTTAGGGTGTTCTTGCAGCTTAATGAACTCTTCGTCCGTCTTAGCAAGCGCAGGTGTCATCTTGGCGGGGTTAGTCGGTGACTGCTTCATGGGCGGCTCGATGCCAAGGCTCGATAGCAACTCGGAAAACTTAGACGCACTGGCAAGCTGTGTGCGCACCTGCTCCTCGATGGACACTTCATCCACGATATCGTCAATACCAATCTGCTCGGCAAGATCAAGCAAGGATCGCTTCTTCTCGGCTTTGACTGACTCTTGGGCATCCCGGATCAGCGAGTAGTCAAGGTTGAACTTAGGCTCCACAAGCATGCGTGTAGTCATGTCGATCTGAACCATCTCGGCCTTGGATATACCTCTGGCCAGTATCTTGAACAACTTCGCACACAGGTCTGTATCTACCTTGTTGTACTCTTTCATGGACTCTAGCTCCGCCGGCGTAAAGTCAGCGAGGCGTTTGCCCTTGGTATTGGTAGCTTCAAGGCTTAGCTTCGTGCCGATGTTCAGCTCTTTGCTCAGATGCTTCAGGGATACACCACAGGTCTTTTTGTACTTGGACATGGCCATGGCTTGAGTACAGCCCCACATCTTGGGCTTGATGCCAAAGCGCCACGCAAGGATCATGGAATCGAATCCGGACATGTTGTGCCCAATGGCAATCTTGTCAGACCAGTCAAGACTGTTTAGTGCATGTTGGATTTTATCTTCGCCAAAGTAAACGTCGGTGGGCCAGTTGCCTACCTTGATAGCCATGGACTGAATCTCGGTGTCAGGGTGCATGACGTATTCTGTCGGTGGCATCCTTGTAAGTGAATGTGTTGTCGACCAGTAGGTCTCTAGGTCAATATATACAGGTGTCATGATGCTTGCTTCAGGTTACGCACTACGACTCGCTTGGTCCAACAGTGAGCGCAGTACCATTTAGATGGGTTCATTTGAATACCGCCTTCGGGTGGCTTCATTGTTTCGCACTTGTCGCAGTGCTTGAGTTGGTGGATTGGCTGTTTGCTTCCAATATCCAGTTGCTGTTTTACAAAACTCATTTCTTCCTCGGGTTAACTATTTTCTCAAGTACGCGCTTAAGTATCTGCACGTGCATGATATTGTCACGGTGTCTAACGATGGCTCTACGCACAATGGCCGCACATCGTTTACGTTCTTCTTCGGTGTCTACTAGGATCATGTGTCCTCCCGCATACTGTTGTTCCAGTAGTGAAGCTTGGTCATCTCCAACACGCCCATCACGGTCGATATTGTCATGTGGTCAAACTTTGGGTTGTTAATCGTGGCGCGAAGATCGTCCATCAAGTCCATTGCCATTGCTTTTTGGTCAGACGAGGGTATGACTGTCAGTGTTGGCTTCATATTGTTCCTTGTATTTGTTTGTCAGTCTTACATGATTGATCTAATTTGTACCAGTACGAACCAGTCCATTTATAGACAACTTCTTCGTGGCACCGATACTCGGTTGGTCGTGCATAGTCTTTTGATGCAACATCGTAGCCGACGTGGTAACAGCTAACTCCAACAATGAGGGCAACTAACCACAGATATAAGTAATACTGTGTATGACTCACGTGTTGCGCTCCTGTAATTTAGCTTCAAGGGCTCTGGCGAACTGCTCCACATTACCGAAGTGGTCTACGTTGTTGTCCCATATCTGATGGATTTCTTCCGTGGTAAGCGATTTCCATTCTTTGTTTGTCCATGCGTACAGTAGACCAAAGATGCCAACGATAATTGGTCCTGCAAGAAAATAAAGTAAGTCATTCATTCGTCAAACTCCTGATTCAATAGATTAAGTTTCATACGTTCAAGTAGCCACAGCACGTCGCCACCATCGGCGTAGGTTGAAGCAAAGTATTCTTTGCCGTCAGTGTCGTAACCGCAAATCACAAACCCTTGTAGCTTGCCCTTGGTGTTCTCAAGGATGATGTCAGGGTCTAGGTTAAGGCGGGTGATACCGCCGAATGGGATTACGTTACTCACAATGGACTATCCTCGTGGTTGTCAGGGTTGAACTTGGGTTGTTTGGCTCCCTTGTCCTTTGGATTCGGGAATGGGGGAAACGGCCATGTCATGCTTGCCCCCTTGCTTTAATGGCATCACGGTAAGCCGCTGTGCCTTGCGCCCAACCCTCTTGATACGCCTCACCCCATGAACTGTTGCCAACAGGAGCTAGCACATCTTCGTGGTCATGCAGGGCTTCACATGCTTCTCGTTCCTCAAGCCTGAACCTATGAATTCGGTCTAGCCACAGATTTGCATGAGTGGTGCTGTAATCTTTTCTGACAAGTTCTGCAAAGCGTTCAAGCGCATCAGCAAACTTTGCGTAGTCTTTACCAAGCCCATACACATCTAAATGCGATTCATGTGCCATGCGAATAATGTCTTCTCTGTTCATACGCCGCCTTTCAATATGAATATCACCCAGCCCCAAAAGGCAATCAGGAACAGGAGCATCAGTCCCCATGTATGGCTATTTCTCATTTTGGAACCTCCGTTATTGGTGTCATCTTTCGTAGTCGGTATTCTTCTTTGATAAGCGCAATGGCTTTCTCCATGTCGCGTAACGTGATAGCCTCTAACTGTGCATCGTGCAACTCCATGGATAGATTGAGCGCATTCATCTCTGCTGATTTGAGAATGAACTTACCCGTCTCAGCTCCGCGTTTACCCACGGCACGTAGCGCATGCAAGCCTTCACGTACAACGTCAGCGTAGTCTCTACCAAAACCCAATCTGTACAAGGCTTCGGTCATGTTGATAGCAGCGACCAACGTGTCAATGTCAGCACGGTCTGCTACACCCTTGGTCAGATTGGCCAACGCCAAATGGTTCTTAACTTTGAGGTCGATGAAGTATTTGTTCATCGCAGGGATGGGTGTCATGCTCTCAAGTACATAACCAAGTGGGTTGGCTAGCACCGCCCGAGGGCGGTACTTACTGCGTTTACGCATTACTTCTCCAAGGCTTTCATTGCAAGCACGTGGGTGATCGCGTCGATCAGCTTTAAGTCCTCCGGCACGATGTATAGCTGTATCAATTGATTGTGCCCTCCATGTGGATTTTTTGTGTACGTCCGAATCTCAATTGCTTTGCCATTTATCGCGTTGATAATGCGTAAGTTGATCGAGGGTTCGCTTGGGTCAAAGTCGTCACGTGTAACCGCATGGACTTGGTTATTTTTTGGCGCGGACATCAGCCAGTTGTATATCCATGAACGTAAGCTCATTTGTCCTCCAATCGGAATTTAACCATCTCAGCGGTGATGATGCCGTTGACTTCGGCTACATCCTTGGCCACGTATGTCGTGGCTACCTCGCCTTGCCTTGTGCCCAGACGGACAACGAATCCATTGGCGGCCTTCTCAACTTCCACCATGCCACGAAAGACAATCATGTTATTGTGCCCAGTCGTGTATGGATAGCTAGAATCAACTGCCCGTGCCATGAGGCCTGAACCTGTGGCGGAAGTCCATGCTGCTTGCGCGCCGCCAAGCGCTGTGGTGGCTACTCCGAGAGCGCTACTCATAGTTGCACCTCAATGAGTTTGTCCATGTAGTGACGGGCTTTGCGTAAGTCTTCCACGCCGCCTTTGTCTTGCCACCTTGCGATGTACTTGATGACGTTACCCCATAAGAACCCTTTGAACTGCTCGGGGGTCATCCATGCTTGCATGGCAGTCCATGGCTGTACGTCTTTGTTGCGGTAGTGCTCGCCACCAACTTGCATATCATCTGCGCTCATCTTGTTTCTCCTTCGGTTTGGGTAGGTTAAATTGCTTTTCTCTTGTACGGTCGATCTTGCCTGTGTAGGGATTAAGGCCAAACGCTTCCATGAATTTGGCTAGGCGTGTCTCGATCCGTGTCAGGCGATCAACGATGTTTGTTTCTTCGCTCATGCCTCGAATACTTTCTTCAGTTCCAAGTACACTGCTTTGGCTAGACCCACAGACATACTGTTGACGATCTGCTCTGCGTTAGGGTTAGCGTTAAGGCTAGATACTGTTTTAGGCGGTATGAACTTGACCTCGGCTACCTTCTTGGCTGCTTTAACTTTCTTAGGCTTGGCTTTGCGAATGGCAATCGCTTTGGCCATCAGCTCTCGGCGTTGAGCAGTGGTGAACTCAGGATACTCTGTACACGTTGCTGTGTAACGAAAGCCTCCGATACCATCGACTCGGGTTAGTAGGCCCCTTGCATGCATCTGATGGATGCGTCCGGATACAGGTCCGTCGGTGGTCACGCCAAGGGCGTTCTTGGCTTCTCGGGCTGTGGATGCAGGGTTAGCTACGAACCAATAGAACAATCGCTGAGCAAAGTTTTTAGGTTCGGGGTGTGTTGTTACTTCGAGATCGTCGTCAAAGTGGGGTCCATCGTCAAAGTTAATTTGTTTTGCGACAGAGGAAAGGGCTGTTTGTAAATCGGGCATGGATGACTCCGTGAATGAATGAGTGGTGAAAAAGAATTGTGGGGGCTAGCCCCACGTGTGTATATAGGGATGAACCCTTAAGGGTATGGAGACTCGCGTCTCTCGATCTGCTTATGCACAAGCCATTTATCTCCAAGGCGTAGCACTGAGCGCACCCACTGGCGTTGGTTGTGTTTGTTCACATGCTCGGGCGCTTCGGGGTTGTTGAATAACTTGCGAGCGCGTTGTCTAAGTTCGAATCGGCTTGGGTAGTTCATGCTGTGATTCCTGCAAGACGTGCAGCGATAGCGGCTGCGGTTAGTTCATCGGTGGCAACAGATTCTTTGATCTCCTTCTCACGCACCTTGCGCTCGACCTTGAGCTCCACACGACGGATGTATTCGGCAGGGATGTACAGTTTGACACCGGGCCAGAGCTTGAGTGCCTCGTTCAGTGACTTGCACTTGCCAAGGAACAACATGACATCTGACTCGACCTTACTCCACTTGGCTCTGATCTCGTGGTTAAGTTGAATGCGTTCAATGTACTGCATGATTGTCTGCACACCCTCCATGTCCACGTTGGCGTCGAGAAACCCTTTGGTGCATCTAATCTTAGGCTCAGACCAACGATCGGGGTGAGGGCGATTGAGAACCTTCTGATTGCGAAAGTGCATGGTGTGATCGACTTCGTTGCCAGCTTCGTCAGCAGGCATAGTGACAATCAATGTTGGACCTGTGTTGAGGCTCAACCAGTCGTAGGGAATCTGATCCTTGAGGTGTAACTGCTCGCCCCACATGGCCTTGGTCAGAAACTCTGATGTATCGAACTCTATAGCATTGCCTATCACTGCATTGTTTGCTGTGATCTCTGCGTCCCTCATACGAGTGATGGCGCTACTGACTCGGCCTGTGAGTTCTTGTGTGATGTATACGGTAGCCATTTGTGTTTCCTTTTGATTAAGTAAGTAAGAAACCCGCCGAAGCGGGTTGGGATTTTAGTCGGTTTGCGATGCCTTGAGAAAGGTATCTACCGATTCTTTTAGTTTTGTTCGTTGCTCCTGAGCAACACCCGGTGCAAGCGCTTCGCTACAGCGCTGAAGGATGTAGTTGTAACTCTTGATAAGTTCTTTGAGGTCTTCGTTCATACAGTTGCTTCCATAGTAAAGTGGATGTTATCGCCGTAAGGCGCTTCCACATCACTAGAAATACACCATACGACAGGGTAGGCAGGACAGCTACTCTGATTGAAGCTCGTGTAACCGTCAGTCAAACAGACGAATACCTCAGGCTCGATGCCTTCCTTGGCAAGATACTCAAAGCCATACTCCATGTCAGTGCCACCGCCAGAGTAGAACTCTAACTGAAATTCCTCACCGCGTTCAAATACTTTGTGCAGTCTTACACCTGTGTCTACGTAGAGTAAGTGAACACGCTCGGGGTTGCACTGCTCCAAGATGCGAGCCATGTGACCTTGGTAATACGAAAGTTCCTGTTGGCTGATTGAGCCGGACACATCGACTTGGACAACGACCTCACCCATCTCTTGTAGGCGGCCTACACTGGGCAGATACTGCTCGAACCTGCGGTTGGGACGAGACCACGAATAGTCACCACGAATGTAACTTGTCATGTAACGCTCGAGGATGTCATACCATGGTGTGCCGGGGTCAATGAGTTCAGCGATCAACTTAGCCAACGCACCGGGCAGTTTGCCTTGCATCTTAGCGGCTTGGGCTGCTTGAGCGATCTCAACGCGGGTCTCAACGTCAATGCGATCAGCCTCCTCCGGAGTGAGTGGTGAGCCTCGCTCGATAATGTCATCACCTGTACCGCCGGGGCCTTGACCATCGGGCGGCATGTCGGGTAAGTCGTTATAGATTGCATCGGTCGTACGATCTTTGGAGCCGGGCATATCCACGCACCCTGCAATGGGATCACCAATGCCAGCATCCTTGAGCATGTCGTTGATCCACGCATCGCCTGCAATGTTCCAACGCTTAGGGTTACGAGCACCGCGTCGAGAGGCATGCTGACCCATTATGTGGCCTACCTCGTGAGCTAACACAAACACGATCTGATCTACAGACAGGGTGTTGAACCATTTGGGGTTGATGTAGATTTGACCGCGCTGATCGACAGCGGCAGTGGGGATGCTCTCGTCGTGGATGAGTTCACGCTTCATGAGCATGGATGCAAAGAACGGATGCTGTGTGACGATTGCTACTTTAGCTTTGTCAAGTGTTGTTACTGCCATGGTTAATCTCCTGCGTTGTAGTGATGGATGGTGATGGGTTCGCCTAGGTCAAGCAGTAATGCCACTTCCTTGGCGCGTTGGATTTCTTCAGGGGTACGTAACTCAGCGACAAGCGCATGAATACGGTCGTTAAACTCGTGGTGATGTGTTCTTACAACAGTGGCAAGCCCTGCTCTGATCTCGACTATGGTCTGATAGGCTTTGTCCTTATCCCATTGTGGGTTGTATGCGTTCTCTGTCAGTAGGTACGCGGCTAAGTCCGCTTGCACTAACGCCACGGTAGGTACACGAACACCATACCAATGATTGTCTGTGTACTTGATCTTGAACTGACGACATAGGTACTTAGCCACACGAGATGCGTGAGATGAATACCCGCCAGTGATAACACCATTGGTGATCTGCCGTTGAATGGATTTCTTCAATCGGTTGGTAATTGCTTTGGGGTCGAACCTGATGTCCGCTGAGATGCCCGCAGTCGTTAGCATCCTAGATGCTTCATACAGTGTTTGTCTCATTGTCGATTTCCTTGAATAAATAAGTGTTGTCTTTAACTACCACGACGCCCTTGCCGTCGCCGATCTTGAAGAGAAATCCTGCAAGTCTGTCATGCTCTTGCACTTGCTGTCGTATCAGTTTGTTCTGATTGCCTATGTGCCACAGCAGTACCCCTACGGCTAAGCCCAGTAGTATCTCGAGTTCAGTGAATGTCATTTGTCCTCCATAAGCATTCGTGTTCCCACGTAGATCAGGGCCTTGCCGATACTCATCTCACCGGGTACTTCTACTGTGTTGTCGGGGCGCCCATCCACGAATATGTTGATGTATGTTTTGGCAGGGCCCCCGTAGTACCGATCACGTTTGACTACAACATTGACGCCGACGGTCGGTGAGCGTGTGGTTTTTTTTACATTGTCCCAGTATTCTTTGGCTGTCATTTTGTAAGTAACCTCGCTACTTGCATGGCGGTGATGTGATCTCGATGAATCAGTTCATACGTGATCTTTTCGTCTTTTAGTCTCCAGCATCGCGTACCTCTGTCATAGTCGTAGTCCAAGCGAATGATGTGGTCGCGGATTGCTTGAAAATGCTCAAACGGTATCACGATGTGGGGGCTGTCGATACGCACTAGCGTATTAGAAGTAAGCGGATAATCTTTCGGAAGCTTCGTCGAGACGACGACGGGCTTCAACTCGAGCATTCGCAGAACCTTTAATAATCTCCGCGTTACTGAGATAGGACGAAGCAAGACTCTCAATAGTGTTAATTTCATCTAATAACTCCTGTGATGGATCAATTGATAATTTACGCGCTGTGGCACAGCCTTCAAGCACATTCTCCATGAGTGAATTGTGAAAGCGTTCACCCTTGTTGCCTTGGTACTCACCCAGACGCCGCGTTAGATCAGCCAGTGGTTTGAGCATGCGGTTAATAGTGTCCTCCCTTGCCACCGATGCGAGCTCAGCTTCAGCGCGATCGAACTCAGCCAAGTCCTCCTCGGACAGATCGAATAGAAAGTGCCGTTTGTCAGGCATTGGAGTGAAGCGTAAGTCACTGCCCACCGCTTGGCGGAACTGCTCAGCAGTTGGGTACTCGTCTTTGTTAGCACGGCCCGATGCATGGCCACTGTTGCGGAACATCACATCGTCTTGCACAATTTGGTCATAGTCTTGATAGCACTGATCGGCCATCTTCTCCACGACAGCGATGCGTTGCTTCATCTCTTGTGCATACTCAAAGTACATCGTGGATGGAAGCATCCTTGGCCCTGCGTCAATGTGAGGGATTGTGTTCTGCTTATGGTACGCATACACCTCATTGTGTCGCTTCATGAGCTTGTTGATCGGACTGTTTGCATCGCGGAACAATTTGTAGATTGCCGTGAGTGAATTGTCGTTGTACTGCGTCTGCAGTTGGTTGGTCAGCGCCTTGTCGCGCTTGGTGAGTGGTGCACGGCGTTGTGTGAGCTTAACCAGAATAACCTTGTCAGAGAGTTTTGCGTGTTGCATATTTACCTTTCAGTGAGTAAGTAGGACGACTGCTTGTGCCCAGTCTTTGGCTTGGTCTTTCGTATCGAAAGTTTTTCGTTGGCTTGTCTCCGTGATCTGCGCTTGCCATACGATCTGTACCTCGTTAGGTGCACAACTCTCGGTTCTGTAATACGCCACATACACTGACGCGAATCTTTTGTATGTGTTGGGTTCGCTTTGTATCAGTGTCGTGTAGTTGACGTTGGACTCATGCCATTCGAGCTTCATGTTAGCCTCACCATAGCTATTGTGTAAGCCTTGGCTTCCTCAAGATCAAAGAACCGCGTTGGCTTATCGTTAGGGTTGATACAAACCCAGTAGACCCCACCCGATGCTGATACGATGTGGGCATACTGCCTGCGATCTTTGAAGTCGAGCCTCCCATCAGGGGCTTTCCAAGGCCCCATCAGGAAGTGTGTGCCCATGCCGGGGTTGTAATCCCACATGTATGTCACATCAGCACCTCTGCGTTCTGCGTCGACCATTCGATAAACGCTCTCGTTGATGTAATCTTAGGCGTGAGCTTGATGGAGTCCTTGATTGTCATCACACCGAACTCAGCAGGGAGCCGTGCAGTGTACGCCATGACACGATCGATGTTGTCCACCGTGGCTTTACGAGCAAGAGCACCCGTTATCGCATACCGCACCGCAGGGTCCGTCGGTACCTGAGCGTTCTTGGGGTCAAGCAAGAGAGCATCGATGTTTGGCAGTTGCGAATAGATACGGCGAAAGCCCACATACTCAGCGGCCGCACCCTCACCGACTTCGCCAATGACATTCTCCAAGAACAGCGATGAGTCAAGGCTATCGGGTACAAGGTTGACACGCTCCCATGAACGAGGCGTTGGGTTGGCAAAACGGTTAGCGTCAAAGTCAGAGATCAGGCCGGGCCTGAAACGCAAGAACTGAATGAGGTCTGTCTTCCACCCACTGTCCAAGGCATACGCAGTCAGGTCGTCTAGGTTCTCTTGAAAGTCAAAGCGACGAGTGCGGTTAGCCAGTTTAGATGTGATGCGGTTGGCACCTGACTTGTCCTCGGTTCGGTTGCCAGTGGCAATGATGTGTATCTGATCTGAGAGCTGCAAGTTACCGGCACGGCGGTCATAGATTACACCACAGAGTGCGTTCTGCATGGGGATAGGTGCATCGGACAGCTCTTCGAGAATCAGACCGACACGGCCAGTGCGCAGTTTGTAGAACTCTTCAGGCGGAACCCAGCGAGTGTACTCGCCTGTGTTGTTAGGTGTGCCAAGCACGTCCACAGGGTCACGCAGGGATGCAGTGAACTCCACGACATGCTCAAGGTCAAGCTCTGCCATGATCTCACGAGCACATGCTGACTTACCACCGCCGGGAGCACCGAGAATGAATGGCACGATCTTGTTACCCTGAGGGGCTTTGAACTGTTCGACGATTGACTTCTTAATGTTGCTGTAACGCATGATGTTTCCTTTGGTTGAGTGAATAAATTATCGGGTCAGTTTGTTGACTGTGATGCCAACAATGGCTTGTTCTTCGACGTAGCGCTTGGCTTCTTCGAGGTCAGTAGATTCCCACGAATCAGACGTGGGATTGATAGTTCCGTAGGTGTTTGCCACCCACATTTTGGTGTGGAACCAGTAGGTTATGTACCCCATGTCTCTTGTGGTGATTTGGTGTACGCCATCACTGCTTTCTGCTTTGACGGTGACTAGTTCTCGGCTGTGGCATGTCCACATCATGGCTTGCTTTTCCCTCCAGTAGAACTCCATGCTAGGCTCCAAGCTTCTTGGCGATGTACTCTGCTATTGCTTCCTTACTGCCACAGCGTATGAATACTTTGCCTTTGAATTCGCCATCTGAGCATGGCTCTGCGGGGTCCATGTCATTGAGGCACATTTTGGTCTTTGACTCCATTGCACACCCATCGCAGCTTTCGTGGTTTATCCAAGGCACAGGCTTGTACCATTGGCCTTCGAATTTAATGCGTTTACGCATGATGAGTGGTGATTAAGGACGCCAGACGAGTATGTCCAACGCCACGATGATGAGTCCGATGAGGAATATGATTCGTTCTGTTTTCTCCCATGTCATGAGAACCTCCGGTATGAGCGAATTATGGAGTCGTTACGTGGCTCGTTCATGTGTTTAAGTTTGACCTCCACACCCTTAGACGCCATTGTGTCAATGAACAGTGCCATGTCGCAGTCCTCTTCTAGGTACGCTATACCATCTTTACGGTATGAGTATGGGCTGATCTGATCTCGTATGCCCAGCAGGTCTAGCTCTTCCATGGCAACGGCAAGCCATCCATGGCCGGGGTCTGTGTAGTATGTGTATTCAAGTGTTGTAGTCATGTGTTCTCCCATGGAATAAGTCAATGAATTTTGTGCCGTACTGCTTATACAGGTGCACCATGCACGACACGAGAAAATAGTTAGTTGCGAACGCATAGCGGTCTATGCGCCAGCATGTGCCGAGGAAATCGGTAAGTTGTTGGTCTGATTTGGTCATGGTTCAGGCACATAGATTGTGTTGCGCGTCTCAATGATCCCACCTTGCGGGTTGAAGCTAACGATCTCGCTTGTTCGTATGTTGCCATCGCCCACCGTTGGGTGATTGACTACCTCTAGCCTTGCACACCAAAAGGGTTTGCCCGCACTGTCGTACAGTAAGCACATCGTGGGGTCAGAGTAGGTTTTGTAAAATACGATTGGTTTCATGTTGTCCTCTTTGGGTTAAGTTGTTTAAGGAATTCCAAGTTAGTTATTAGTTCATAGCCTTGCTTGTTGCTATTGGCTACTGTGAATGTGCGTTGCCTTGCTAGCTTCTCGCCACATGCCATGCAAGTGGGTCGTTGGGATTTTGCGCGCTGGGGTTCAACGCGGACTGCGTAACAGCATGTGCATATGGGTAGGTGTTCTTCGTTCATCGGCTCTCCCAGTTCTCCAGTATCAGTAGCATGATGCCTCCCATGCAGTAGCCTGACACCATGAGAGCAAGGTTTTTCAATACTGGTGCGTCGTCTGTCCATCCGAACAATGCAGTCAGGATTGCACCGGCGGTTAGTCCAAGTGTGTAGAGAATGGTTGGCATGATGAGTGGTGCGTTTGGATTAATAGGTAGGGAAAACCCTAGGCATTTAGACAGATCGTTGATTTAGCATCATGTAGTATGAGTGAATGGCCGCGTCGATCTCGTCCATGGTCTGTGCTTCCATGAAAGCGGGTATGTCGTCGAGGGTGAATTCTTGTACCTCGTCGGCGTGTGTGTATGAGGGTTCGATGATGGCTAAGCCCATGAGATCGGAGTTGGGTGGTGTGCGCATGATTGGTTCCTTGTGAGTTTTGGATAAATACCTAGGGAAAACCCTAACGATTTATCCAAGTGAGTAGGTGTGTATATTGTGTGTATGTACGCGGGAATTTTGCCATGATTTGATTAAGACAAAATTTTGCATCGAATTATCCAAAATTTAGGGGGCTTGGATTAATCGATTTTGACGTGTGTATGCCTCGGAGCCCGCATGGATAGGGGCTTGTGGAGGGTGGTTAGGGTTTACCCTGCTCGAATAATCCAAACGGATTTGGACGAGAGGGAATTTATGGGGACTTGGCGTATGGGGGAATTTGGCCTTTTTCCATTTAGACAAAAAAGACAAGTCCAAAACGGCGCTGACCCTCTATTTCTTTGGATAATTGGATAATTGGATAAATCGACGACCTAACTTATTGATTTATATGGAAATTCAATTAAGACAAACGATTTATCCAAAATTTACCTTGGATAATTGGATAAATAGGTAGGGAAAACCCTGAGTGTGTATGTAACTTGGATAAATAGGTAGGGAAAACCCTACCTGTTCAGACATACAGTGTGTGTTGCCAGTCCGCGTTCTCAGCGCACAGTTGGCGTTGTGTGAATAGCATAGGCTCGCGAGCAAACTTTGCGGCGTTAGACCACTTGGCATTGCATGAGCGGTATGCAACGGGTGGCAAGCCACCCTGTAATTTGCGGCCAACATCACCCTCGACACGGCGAGGCATCGGGGCAATGTGGATTCCTTTGGGGAGTTGGTGAACTTTAGACATCAGTAACCTAGTTTGCGAAGCTCGGGGAACAGCCAAACGTCTTGCTTTATGTCAGCGTCTTGCTCGTGCACCTCAGCGCAGTTAAACCCCTCCATGTAGTCAACACCTACGGTATCTGCGAAGAAGTTAAGCGCCGCGTTTACCCGTGAAACAATGTCGTTGTAACTCATGTTGTACCTCAAGCGTTGATTGTGGAGGGCTGAGCACCGCGAGCGATGCGATCAACGATGCCGAACACATAAGCCTTGCGACCTTTCAATTCCTTACCCTTGGCGTTGACTGCACTGGCGACCGCGTTGCACAAGCCGAACAATGATTCCTTGGACACTTGGCCAGTAGCGGGCACAAGGCCAGCCACGAAAGGCAATGCTGACTTAGGCACGAGGCCGCATGAAAGAATGTCGTTGACTACGGGGCGGAATTGACCGGTTGCAAGCCAATTGGCGTACAGCATTTGACCGAACTCAGCGCGAGCTTCGCGGCCAGCAAAGGCCACTGCGAGCGCTAAGGAACCGGTATTGCCCTTTTTGTCGATGACGATAGAACGTGAACCTTCGATGATAGCGACTGCATTTGACATGATATTGTCCTTTGATTGATTAAGTAGGTTTCAAGTAATGCACTACACCATGCAATGCACTACTCAAAACCGATTCCCGCACTTTTGCCATTCATGCGTTTAGACCATGCGCTTGCGCGTTTAGGTCATGGAATCGGAATTGCCGGATAGTTACTTCACCCAAACTATCAAAACGCTATTGAATTTTTAATGAGCAAACTCTCGAATATCGCGTAACTTGTGAGCCGTCCGTGACTGTGCATTGTCCACCTCGTGCGCCCATGACGGGTCGGCAAGGTGCAACGCTAGCGCGGGACGCAAGCTAAACAATATCGATTTTTAAAGATCAGAGAGTCGAGGGATACGATGCCCTACATAGTAGGCAAAACAGCTACCCCGCCATGGGCCAAACGGCCTAGGCCCCAGCCC